TATGTTTGAGATACTTTTAAATTTTTATATTCCGACCAGTCGCCTAAAAACTCAAAATTATTATTTAAACTGTTTAAAAGTAATACCCTTGAATTTGTTTCAGCATTAATAATTTTATTTAAAGATTTAATAAAACTTTCATTAAAAATTAAATCTGGTTTATTTTTAATTATTGGTTTTAAAATATATCTACTAAAAAAATAAGTATCAGATTTTTTATTATCTAAAATAGGGGCTGGTAATAATGGGCTGTTGTGCATTAAAAATAAATCAAAATTATCGCCTAACTTTTTATTTAAAATACAAAAGGGGTGGCTATTAAAATTATTTTTTTCGCCCTGTGTTGCAAATCTAAAATGCAAAGCAATTTGATTTGTATTTTTTGCGTGTTTATTAAAACACTTTAAAACTGATTTAAATTTTTTTGGTAAGAATTTTTCTGTGATAATTTTATTATCTTTAGAGTACATAAGACCGAAACCGTCTTTATTCCCGTTGTATGCTCTTAAAAGAATTTTATCTGTTATATTTTCTGGTTTACCAACTATTATAATGCACATTTAATTAAATTTTAATTTTGTTAATGTTATTAATAAAAGACCTAATTTCTACAAAATTACTAAAGTTTATATTTCTAAATTTATAAGAAATAATGCGATTATATTGGTTATAATTTGGCGTAATAAATTCGTATGAATTACTAAAATAATTTTTTATTCTGTAATTCCCAGATTTTTTTAAATATTGTAAACTGCCTAAAATCATTAATCGCCTAAATTAATTTTTATCTACCTACCCTATTGTATAGAGTGATTTTACAATAATTAAAACAATAAAAGACTACAAAAATAAAATACAATTAGGGCTTGTAATTCCAATTTATAGGTGTTATATACATACCATTACTTGTGTGTTGCAAAAATACCACATACTACGGGTAGTGTGATAACACATCTTAAAAGGTTTTAATTTAACTAAATTAGGGGGTTTTTATTTTAAATAATTGTTTAAAAAATATTTTATCGGTAGTTTTAATAATTTTATTTAGTGTAGTTTTAATAACGGCTATTGCTAGTTTAAATGATTTCACTATTTTTTTAATTTTATTATTTTTATTAATTCCAATAATTTTAATTTTAAATTATTTAGCTTAATTTAATTATATTAATACGGGTTAACTCCTAATTTTGCTCTACCTTCGATACTAAAAACAATTTAACCCGATAATTTAAAATGAATTACTTAACAAATTTATTAATTATAACTGCCATATTAGCCATATTAAAAATTAAAAAACAGCTCATTTTTACAACCCTTAGTTTTACAACCTAAAGTTTTACAACCTAAAGTTTTACAACTAAAAATTGAAAAATAAAAATTCACTATCATAAGTTCAAATTGCGTTTTAGCTTTAAGTTTAAATTGCGTTTTAATTTTAAATTTATTTTTTAAAAAGACTTGACTTGTTTTATGAGACTAAGTATATAATTAAAAATTAACGGAGGTCATAATGCAAAATAAAAACATTACCACTCTAGAACTTTTACAATTAGTAATTTTAAGGGAGTGGTCTAAACAAAAAAGTGGCGTAGCTAGTGTAAAGAACGCTGAGGTGTTTATGAATTGGTATGGGGCTAACAAACCTTTTAAACACTTGACTACAGATATACTTCGTAATTTTAAATTTTATTGTAAAGAAACTTTAAAGTACAAGGCAGCGACAATTAATAGGAAGTTAGCCTCGGTATCTAAATTGATAACATATTCAAGGGGTATGGGCGGGTTTACTTTTACTTGGGGTATACCTATGGTTGAATACGAAACTGAAAATAATCAACGTAAGTTTATATTTACATCAGAAATAGAAAATAAACTATTGCAAACAAGTACAAGTTGTGGTTATAATGAACTTAATGATTTGTGGGTATGTTTAGTAGAAACTGGTTGTCGTGTTTCTGAATTACTAAAGTTAACGTGGGAAAATATTGAAGGTGAGTTTATTTGTTTAAAAGATACTAAAAACGGGGACACTAGATATGTTCCTATATTTGATAAAGTTAAAAGTATTTTTAAAAAAAGAAAACAATTAAATTTAATAAGTCCGTTCCCATACAAACTACACGTAGTAGAAAACAGTTGGTCAATGATACGGAAGAAGATGAATATGCAAAATGAAAAAGATTTTGTCATACACTCATTTAGACACACATACATTACTAGATTACTTAAACGCAGGGTGGGTATTGAAGTAGTGCAAAAAGTTGTTGGACATAGAGACATACGAATGACTCAAAGGTACAATCACCCAACAAAAGATGATTTGAGAGATGCTTTGAAAGTGCAGGGTGGAATGAATTAAGTTATTATATGATTAGTAATTTTTTAATAATTTGGTTAGTAAGTGGACAGCCATTGTATTTTAAACAACAACCAACTGGTTGCCACGATACTTTTGACAGATTAACTCACACTAAAACTATTACAAGTAGTAAAGGTAGAAAACAAATTGCAACCTTTTATATGGGTACTGAAGTTTTAGTTTACCAATGTTTTGATTATGATACCACACGATTTGAAAAATAAACAAGAACTCTTAGAAGGAGAAATGATTAGTAGCGGTAAAGAACGCTATTATAAGACTTTAGATAAAAATATTAAAAAAGGTAGACTAAGTGTTACTCCGCCTTTTATTTATATTCAAAAATTTTTATTGACGCCTTTAGCTGACCGCATAGAAAAATTTGTAAAAGATAGCTATGCTTCAGATAAAGCTGGTGTACGTAAAACATCTGCTGAACCTTTAAGAGATTTAAATGATAGTAAGAATGTAGCTTTAACTACACTAAAGTCAGTAATAGATAGTATTGCACTAAATAAAAATTTATTACAAACTTCTATTAACGTTGGTACAAACGTTGAGTTTGAATACAAGGTAAAAATCTTTAAAAAAGAAATGCCTAACATACATTATAAAATAGCCGCAGATTTAAGTAAGAGGACTAAAAATGTTAAGCACAAGAGAAAAGTATTTAGTCACACACTAGATAAATACAAAGTAAAAGTAGAAGATTGGGATATATCTAAAAAAGTATTAGTAGGTCAACAGTTGATTGACTTATTGATAGAAAGTACGGGTTTGTGTGAAGTAGTAGCTATTAACGTAGCCCGTAACAAAACCGTGAATTACCTACAGTTTAAAAAAGAAATAAAAGACAAAGTAGATCAAAAAAACTTTGAGTGCAGCGTGTTGACTCCATACTACAAACCTATGATTTCAAAACCTAGGGAGTGGCGTAACAGTCCTTTTAATGGTGGTTATTATAACGAGTATTTGTCCAAACAGCCTTTAATTAAAACAAATGATTTTAGTTATTTAAAACAATTACAAGAAGAAGGTCATAAAGATTTTTATGAAGCTGTAAATCATTTGCAGAATGTTCCATTTCAAATAGATAAAGATATGTTTGAAGTTATGGAATTTATTTGGGATAGAGATTTAGGTATAGGTCATTTTCCAACACGTGAAAGTTTATTAGATAAAAATAATAAGCCAAAGAATGTTTTTAGAAGTGAATTAGTAGATACAGATAAAGAAGCATTAATTAGATATAAACGTGATTGCACAAATGAATACAAAAATGAAATAGCTAGAATTTCAAAAGTTCTTTCAACATCAATAGCAATTTCAATCATAAAAGAATATTTAAATGAAAATGTTTTTTACCTTGTTTTGTTTATGGACAGGAGAGGTAGAATATACACCGTAGGTAATTATCTAAGCTATCAATCAGATCAAAAAATTAGAAGTGTTATATGTTTTAAAAACGGGGAAAGACTTGGGGACAGGGGTAAGTATTGGTTATTTGTCCACGCCGCTAATACATTTGGTAATGATAAAATATCATTTGATGAACGGGTTAAGTACACAGAAGACAATTTTGAGCTTATGCTTTCTTATGCAGATAACCCATTTGAAAACAGGGGTTGGGGAGAAGCAGATAAACCTATGGAGTTTTTACAAACTTGTTTTCATTTAAAACAATATAAAAAGTACGGGTTAGATTATGTTTGTAATCTACCTATCTCCATGGACGCAACTTGTAGTGGACTACAGATTTTAAGTATATTGTCTAGAGATTATGAAACAGCTTGGAAAGTAAATGTTACTCCATCAGAAAAACCGCAAGACATTTATACTATTGTTGCAGATAGTGTTATAAAAGAAGTTAAAGAATTAGCTGGTCAAGGTTCTTACGAAGCTAACCGTTGGTTGCAATTCGGCATCAATAGAAGCATAGTAAAACGAAACATTATGACATATGTGTACGGGTTAAAACAATTTGGAGCTCGTGAACAGGTGTTTGATGAGTATAAAAAACAATTAGAACTAGGTAAACCTAAAGTTTTAAAAGACGACGGTTTCCAAGATTGTAAGTGGTTAGCTAATATAAATTGGAAACACATACAACAACAAGTACCTAAAGCATCTGAATTAATGGTTTGGTTTCAGAATGTAGCTAAGTTATTTGCACAAGCTAATTTATGTATGAAGTGGACTACCCCTATGGGTTTTAAAGTTACACAAGATTATAGATACTTACAAAAGTTTAAAGTTAAGACTGCTATATCTGGTTCACTAGTTTATACAACTTTACGCAGACAACTACATAAATTAGATACAAGAAAAATGCAAAGCAGTATAGCCCCTAATATTACACATAGTCTTGATGGTGCTTTAGCACAAGCAGTTGCATTACGTTGTAAACACAGTTCAGAACCAATACCAAATTTATTAATGGTTCACGATAGTTTTGCAACTACGGCTAACAAGGTTGATTTATTACATAAATTCATTAGGCAATCTGTAGTTGATTTATTTACAGAAGATTATTTAGTTAAGCTGTATGAGGACTTTGCTAAACAATTACCTAATAAACAAAAAGCATTATTAGAGCCACCACCAGAAAAAGGAACTTTAGATATTACTAAAGTGCTGGAGAGTAAATACTTTTTTATGTGATGGCACATAGTAATAGGTCAAAAAGAGTACGACCTAAGATGTACTCTTGGAAGTACAAGTTAAATCTTGTAAGCCAATATACTAACAACAAATAAAAACTTATGGAAAAAATAAAACTAACAACTTATACAACTCCAGTTGGTACGGCATTTTACCCGTATTTGTTTACACCAGATACTAAATTTGATGCTAATGGAGTTTACAATGTTAAACTAAGATTAAGTGAAAAAGAAGCAAAACCTATAATTGATTTAATTAATAAGGAAATAACTTCTGAATTAGCTAAAAATAAATCAACAAAGAAATCTGAATTTCTACCATACAAAAAAGTAGATGGTGGTATTGAGTTTCATTTTAAACAAAAAGCTAAAGGTAAAACTAAAGCTGGTGTTGAGTACGAAAAAAAGGTAAAAGTATTTGACTCTAAAGGTAAAATGATTACTACACCTTTGATTGTTTATTCTGGTAGTACGGTAAAAGTTGCTTATCAAATAAGACCTTATTTTACTAACATACTAGGTTGTGGTGCTACATTAGTATTACAAGCTGTTCAATTATTAAACTTAGTTGAAGGTAATCAATCTAAAGATAATTTTGGTTTTAATCAAGAAGACGGTTTTGAATACATTGAAACCAACCAAACAGTAGCACTTAAAAATGGTTCGGTTCAAGAAGAAAAATTCGACTTCTAATTATAGAAGCGGATTAGAAGATACTGTTATTGAAGATTTACAAAAACGTAATATAAATTTTCAATACGAAAAAAAAATAGTTTTATACTTAAAGCCTTCTACTAAGCACAAGTATAAACCAGATATACTTTTAGATAACGGGATTTTGGTGGAGATAAAAGGTTATTTTACTGCTAACGACAGGAAGAAACATCTTTTAGTGAAGGAACAAAATCCCGAGTTAGATATAAGATTTGTTTTTGGTAATTCTAAAAATAGAATACATAAAAAATCTAAAACAACTTATGCTGATTGGTGTATTAAAAATAATATTAAGTTTGCTGATAAATTTGTACCAGCAGAGTGGATAAACAACAATGAAAAATAACAAGGAGTTAAATTTATGGGAGAACACAATACTGAAAGCGAGTTTGTTAGGCATATACCGTGTACTAATCCAATTTGTATGTCTAGCGACGCTAATTCTTTATATAGCGACGGGCACACTTTTTGTTTTAGCTGTAATACTTATGTTGGTAGTACGGGTGTTATTGAGTCCAATAATAAAACATCTAAACAAATTGCTGATTTGGTTTTTGGTAATTTTATTCCGTTGCTTAAACGTAATATCACGTTGGAGAGTTGCCAGAAGTGGAACTACCAAGTTGGTAAAATTAATAACGAAATAGTACATATAGCTAATTATTATGATAAAGATAAAAACGTATCTTTTCAAAAATTAAGATTTAAAAATAAAGTTTTTAAAACAACTGGAAATATTAACAATGCTTTACTTTACGGTCAGCAACTTTGGAGACAAGGTGGTAAGAAGGTTTGTATATGTGAAGGAGAAATTGATTCAATATCTTTGTCGCAATTATTTAATCATAAATACCCAGTTGTGGGAATACCTAACGGTGTTAATGGTGCAGTTAAAGCATTAAAGAAACAACTTGAATGGTTAGAAAGTTTTGAAGAAATAATTTTATTCTTTGACCAAGATACCCACGGTCAAGATGCAGCCAAAGAGTGTGCAGAATTATTTACAGTAGGTAAATGTAAAATAGCTACATTTGAGTTAAAAGACGTTAATGATATGCTTGTTGCTGGACGTGGCGAAGAAGTTATTAAAGCTATGTGGGAAGCAAAAGAATATAGACCAGATGGAATTGTTTATGGTACTGACTTATGGAATTTAATTAAAGAACCAGTACCAGTAGCGGTTGCACAGTACCCATTTTCTGGTTTAAATAAAAAATTATATGGTTTAAGAAAGAGAGAAATAGTTACTGTGTGTGCTGGTACTGGAGTTGGTAAAACTTTATTTACTAAAGAACTTATGTACTCACTAATAAAACAAAATCATAAAATTGGTATCATATCTCTTGAAGAAAGTTTACAAAGAACTTGCCACGGTATTTTAGGAATTAGTTTAAACAAACGTGTTCATATAAAAGGAGTTAGTAATATACCAGCTAACGAACTTGAAGAAGCGTATAAAGATACTTTAGGTAGTGGTAAGGTATTTTTGTACCATAACTTTGGAAGCACAGAACAAGAAAATATATTTACTAGGATTAAATTCTTTGCAAAAGGTTTAGATTGTTCTTTTGTAATATTAGATCACGTTTCAATTTTAATATCTGGTCTTGATATTGTAGATGAGAGAAAAGCCTTAGATGTTTTATTTACTAAGTTAAGAACTTTAACTGAAGAATTAAATATAAGTTTAATTTGTGTGGCACATTTAAAAAGATTAGATGGAAACCAAGACCATACTGACGGGGTAGCTGTTTCACTATCACACATTCGTGGAAGTGCGAGTATAGCTCAGTTATCAGATGCAGTAGTTTCTTTAGAAAGAAATTCAAATAAAAACGAAAACAAAACAATTATTCGTGTATTAAAAAACAGATTTTCTGGTGATACTGGAATAGCATCTGCTGTTAATTACGATATAACAACTGGAAGATTAATTGAAGAAAATGACCAAAACTTTATTTTTTGATATAGAAACAAACGGGTTAGACCCATCATTAATTCATTGTCTAGTAATAATAGACGAGAATGACAAAGAATTTACTTTTACAGGAAATGATATTCTGAAAGGAACAAAACTTCTCACCGACAACCTAATAGTTGGACATAATTGTATTGGGTATGACCTCCCCGTTCTCAATAAATTATTAAATTATTCTCACAAAAGAGAGTTAGTCCACGATACGCTTTGTCTTAGTCGCCTTATCTACCCTGACATCGCAAATAGCGTTGATGTTAAGTTGTTGGTGAGAGGTTCAATATCTAAACACTCAGTTGGTAAACACAGTTTAAAAAGCTGGGGAGAAAGATTACAATTTAAAAAGATTGATTACCAACAAAACAACCCAGATGCTTTTGAAAAGTTTGACGATAAAATGTTGGAGTATTGTATTCAAGATGTAAAACTTACTAAAAAGCTATACGAAAAGTTTATGTCTAAAGGCTTTAGTAAAGAAAGTATTGAACTAGAGCATAAAATATCTTTTATAACTAAAGAACAAGAATTACGTGGTTTTTATTTTGATGAAAAAAAAGCACAATCTTTACAAGCTAAGTTATTAGCTAAGTATAACGATTTAAAATTAAAATTAGAAAAAACTTTTATAGATTGGGAAGAAGATTTAGGAGAATTTATACCAAAGGTTAATAGTAAAAAGTTTGGTTATCAAAAGGGTGTACCAGTTAAAAAAACAAAATTAATAAAATTTAATCCATCTTCAAGGCAACATATTGCTAACAGATTAATAACTTTACACGGTTGGAAACCAAAAGAGTTTACGCCTACTGGTACGCCAATGATTGATGAAGACATATTATCTAACTTACCGTACCCAGAAGCTAAACTATTAAATGAATATTTATTAATAGAAAAAAGATTGGGAATGTTATCTGAAGGTGCTAACGGATATTTAAAAGTAGTTAAGAAAGGTAAGATACACACTTCTTACATAACCAATGTGGTTACTGGTCGTATGAGTTCTCGATATCCTAATTTACAAAACATACCAAATACTCATAGCCTGTATGGTAAAGAGTTTAGAGAACTATTCATACCTAAACCTAACTACGTAATGGTAGGGGTAGACGCTAAATCATTGGAAGCAGTTTGCTTTGCTCATTATATTTATAATTATAAAGGTGGTAAAGAATACGCCGATTTAATTCTTAACGGAGATTTCCACGCTTATAACATGAAAGCTGCTGGATTAACTTCTAGAGAATTAAGTAAGACAATGTTCTACGCCTTACTATATGGAAGTTCATTTAAAAGATTGTCTGAAATACTTGATTGTCCTATAGCAGAGGCTAAAAATATATTAGATAAATTTTATAGACAACTTCCATTTTTAAAACAAATTAAAATAGATATAATAGAAAAAATAGAAGCACACGGAGTTTTAAAGGCGTTAGATCAAAGAATATTAACCGTAAGAAGTAACCACGCAACTTTAAATACTTTAATACAATCTTGTGGTGCAATCATAATGAAGAAAGCATTAACAATATTGTGGGATAATTTAAAAGATAAAGATGCTTGGGTTGTAGCAACTATTCACGATGAATTTCAAATAGAAGCAAAAAAAGAAGAAGCCGAATTTGTAGGTCAATTAGCGGTAGATAGCATAAAGAAAGCGGGAGAATACTTTAAACTTAGAGTACCTATTAGTGCCAGTTTCCGTGTGGGAAACAACTGGTCGGAAACTCACTAACAAAGAAAGAAAACAATGCAAGTAATATTAGTATTAACTGACGTAGGAAATGATAAAATTGCTTATTCTCTTTTTGAAGCAAAAGGAGAAGGAGAAACTGCTTATCAAGTGTCAGTAAGTCCATCTGTTCAAATAGGATCTATTCTAGGTTCTTTTTTAAAAACAGTAGAAACATATACAGAAGATTTTGCTAAAATAGCAATATCTGAAGAAGTTAAATCTAAATACCCAGATAATGACTGGAGAGCTAAATTTTTAAAATCAGACGGCTCTGTTATTCAATTAGATTTAAATAAACTTAAACCAAAAGGTAATTCATAATGAGTACGTTAATTGTAGATGCAGATATTGTAGCATATAAATTATCCACAGTATCAGAAAAACCAATACGTTGGGAAAATGATGTTTGGACATTACACTCAGATGAAACTGAATGTATAGTAATGATTAAAGATTATTTTGATAACTTAAAAGAACAAACTGAATGTACTAAAATAGTTTGTGCATTTTCAGATAAAAATAATTTTAGAACCTCTATTTTACCTGATTATAAATTAAATAGAATAAATACTAGAAAGCCTTTAACTTTAAAATTTTGTAAAGATTATATTTATAAAAATTATAATGGTTATTCTAAACCTAATTTAGAAGCTGATGATATAATAGGAATACTCGCTACTAGTGATATTATACACGGTGCTAAAATTATATGTTCTGAAGATAAAGATTTAAACCAAGTTGAAGGTTTACATTATAATCCATCTAGTAAAGAATTTTACAGAATTAATCAACAACAAGCTGATTATAATTTTTATTTTCAAGTTTTAACTGGAGATCAATCAGATAACTATAAAGGTTGTCCGAGTGTAGGTGCTGTTAAGGCTGCTAGAGTTTTAGCTAACTCTAAAAATTATTGGCAATCTGTAGTTGATACGTACGAAGAAAACAAACTAACAGAAGAAGATGCACTAGTACAAGCTAGAGTAGCTAAAATATTAAAAAAGAAAGACTATGATTTTAAATTAAAGAAAGTAATATTATGGTCTCCACCAACTAAACAAAAACCAAAAGGCATTAAGATTTCTTATTCAGAGTCAGAAAAAGAAACTACCGTATTTGGGACAAGGATATAAATATGTCTACAAATGATTTTAATTGTACTTTAAAAGGTTGTTTAGCTGAGTTAGCAGTAGCCTATAAGTTTTTAAAAAAAGGTTACTACGTGTCTAGACCATTAGACCCATCTTGTCCTTTTGATTTAGTTATTACAAATAAAAAAGGTATTAATTATTTAATAGATGTTAAATCTATTTCGTATAGAAAAAAAGATAAAAGTGTAATAACTAGATGCTTGACAACACTACAGAAACAACTTAAAGTTAGATTTTATTTTACTAATATTAACGGTCTTAGTGCAAGACAAATTAAAAATATTAAAAATGACAAACAAAGCATTTTTTAAACAGGTAGGTGGTTCTCATTATAAAACAATGAAAATACAACCATCTAAATTTATTAATGAAAATGAATTACTATTTGCAGAAGGTAATGCAATTAAATATATCTGTAGACATAAATTAAAAGGTAAGAAAGAAGATATATTAAAAGCTATACATTATTTAGAAATGGTAATAGAAAGAGACTATAATGAATGAAAACGATTATATTTTAAAAGCAAAAGAATATTTGTTCTTATCTGAGAACACTAAAGAACCTACGTTATCTACCCACTATTATACTATGTATATAGAAACTTTGTTTAAAGGCGATTTGTCTGCTGATAAAAATGAAAAAACTATTCAAGAATTAAATAAAGATAAAATACCAGATAATAAATCTTTTGGTAGACATAAAAATGAGTGATTTACATAGGTGGAAGAAAAAAACTTATTTAACTGTTAAAATTAAAGTTGATGATATTTTTTTTGCTAAAACACCAGATTTAAGTGGTTATAGTGAATACCCATTTACGGTTGATGCTAAAGTAAAAATAATGGATATGAAAGTAGATAGACACACCATTGAAATGGACACTAACCTAGATAAACCAGTTCAAAAAGAAGATAAACCCACCTATTAGTTGCCCTCTTGGAACAATATATGTTTGTAAATAAAGAATTAATACAACACCTAGATAAACTTTTCCCGAATAAAGTACCAGATATTACTGAAAATGAAAGACAAATTTGGTTTAAAGCTGGTCAAGCTAGTGTTGTCGCTTACTTAAAACAGCTAGAACAAGAACAAAATAACAATATATTAGATTTAACATTAATAAAGAAAGATGAATAATTATGTGTTTTTCACAACCTAAAGCTCCCCCGCCACCTCCAGTACCAGCTGCCCCAGCTACGGAAGTAAATGCTAGTCAAGCTACTCTTAGAGAGAGAGCCCCACAAGCACCCGCTTCTGCTACATCTACACCTTTGAGTGTAAGTAAAAAACGAGGTAAATCAGCTCTTAAAATAGACTTAGACCAGTCTAACTTAATGAGTGGTGGTTCTGGCGTTAATATCCCCTAATAGTACAATAAAATATGGAACAAAACCTAACAGCACGAGCTCGTTACTCTAAATTAGAGACAATACGTCAACCTTATTTAGATAGAGCTAGAGATAGTGCAGAATTTACAATACCATCTTTAATAACTAGAGATGGCTACGGAAGCTCTACTAAACTATATACACCATACCAAGGGATAGGTGCTAGAGGTTTAAATAATCTGGCTAGTAAACTATTGATAGCATTATTACCACCTAACCAACCTTTCTTTAGGTTATCTTTAGATGAGTTTACAATTCAAAAACTTACTCAACAAAAAGGTATGCAAGGTGAGTTTGAAAAAGCTATGGGTTCTATTGAACGTGTAGTGATGAATGAAATAGAAGTTAATAACTTTAGAACTTCTGTATTTGAAGGGTTAAGACAATTAATAGTTGCTGGTAATGTTTTATTATATATCACACCAGAATTAACTACAAAAGTATATAAATTAGACGAATACGTAATTAAAAGAGATTCAGTAGGTAATGTTTTAGAAATTATTACAAAAGATAATACAAGTCTTTCTTCAGTATCAGATGAAATAAGACAATTATGCTATGAAGAAAACGAAAAAGACAATCATATAGATAAACAAGTTTCTATCTTCACGAGAGTGATTAGATCAGAAAATAAAAGGTGGCTTGTCCAACAAGAGGTAAAAGATAAAATCATACCTAGCTCAATTGGAAGTTATCCACTAGACAAGTCCCCTTTTATACCTTTGAGATATACACTAACAAACGAAGATTACGGTAGAGGTTTTGTAGAAGAATATATTGGTGATTTAAGATCGCTAGAGGCTTTATATAGAGCCGTAGTAGAAGGTAGTGCTGCTGCTTCTAAAGTTTTATTTTTAGTAAGACCAAATGGTACTACAAGAATTAAAACGTTATCTGAAAGTCCAAACGGTGCGATTAGAGAGGGAGACGCTAATGACGTAACTACTCTACAGATGAATAAATCTGCTGATTTCTCAATTACTTTTCAAACAATTAGAACTATAGAAGAAAGATTAACTTATTCATTTATGTTAATGAATAGTGTTCAAAGACAGGCTGACAGAGTTACAGCTACAGAAATAAGATTATTAGCTGACGCATTGAATGATAGTGTTTCTGGTTTATATTCTTTATTGTCTCAGGAATTACAATTACCTTTAATTTCCCGTTTGATGTACCAAATGGAAAGAAATAAAAGATTACCTACACTACCTAAAAATAGTATTAAAGTAAAAATAGTTACTGGACTAGAAGCACTAGGTCGTTCTTCTGATTTACAAAGATTAAATACTTTTATCCAACAATTAACTCCATTTGCACAAGAATTATTTAAGTATGTTAATTTTGATGAATATGTTAAACGAGTTGGTACGTCATTAGGTATTGATATGGAAGGATTAATTAAATCACCAGATCAATTACAAATGGAAGAACAAATTGCACAACAACAAGCTATGATGCAACAGGCAACACCAGTAGTCGCTAAAGAAGGTGCTGGAATTGTTAGGGATAGTTTTAAAGCTAGGGGAGAACAACAACAACTAGAACAACAACAACAAGGACAATAACACATATGGGCGAAACAACTACAGTAAACATAACTCCTACAGCTAACGTTGAAACACAAGAGTACAGAGATAGTATGGTTCAGAAAATTGACCAAGCTAACGCTGCTCCTCAACCAACTTTACAACCAACAACAGCTACGGAAGAAGTTAAACAAGAAAAAATACTTGGTAAATTTAATTCACAAGAAGATTTAATTAAATCTTATCAAGAATTAGAAAAGAAACTTTCTTCTAATACTTCTGCTCCTAAAACAGAAAATAAAAATCCTCTACAAGCACAAGCAAAAACAGAACAGCCATCAGTTATTAGTTCTGTATTTCAAACTGCTGAGCAAGAGTTTAATGAAACAGGTCAAATAAGTGATACTACTTTGTCTTCACTAGAAAAATCTGGTCTTCCTAAACAATATGTAGATAATTATTTAAAAGGATTAGAAGCCCTTGGAGAACAATTCCAAAATAAAGCATACTCAATTACTAAAGGTGAAGAACAATATAAATCTATGACTGATTGGGTTGCTAATAATTTAACTGAAGAAGAAGTTGAAACATTTAATAGAGGAGTTGCAAGTGATGACTCTACTGCTTTATTTACTATTAAAGGAATGTATGCTAGATATAATACAGAAAGCAAAGAACCTAAAATAAATTTAGGTCAATCATCTTCTTCAAATTCAACTGGAGAAAGATATGAAAGTGTGTCTCAATTAAAAGAAGATATGAAAAATCCTCTTTACCAAAAAGACCCAGCTTTCAGACAAAAAGTTGAATTAAAATTATCTAGATCAAATATTTTATAGAAATTCTTTCGGGTTAATTAGTTAGACCCGACTGATGTTAACGCTTAATAAAGTCTTAACCGTCCCGAGGGACGACAATTTTGTTACCTAAATAAGCTGTTTTTTAAACTTAACTAAGCAACTTAACTTATAAGAAAGGGAAATAAAATGGCAAATTTTACTCCTTCGTATATAGGTCAGGCTGCTGGTGCAGGCGATCAAAATGCTCTTTTCCTGAAATTATTTTCAGGTGAGACTTTGACTGCTTTTGAAACAGCAAATACTGCCCTAGATAGAACTATGGTTCGTACTATAGCTAACGGTAAGTCAGCAACATTTCCAGTATTTGGAAAAGCGTCTGCTGCATACCACGCTGCTGGTACTGAACTAACTGGTTCAACAATAAATGGTAATGAAAGAATTATATCAATTCAAGATTTACTAGTATCTCACGTGTTTATTGCTTCTATTGAAGAAGCTAAATCATCTTGGGAAGTTAGAAGTATCTATGCAAAAGAAATAGGTATTGCTCTAGCTAATCAAATGGATAAACACATTTATCAAATGTTAGTGAAAAACGCTAGAGAGTCTGCCGCTGCTCCACAAGCTGCTGGACAAACTATAACTGACGCTGACTTTAACACAAACGGTGCTTCTGCTGCCGCATCAATTTATGCTGCCGCAAGATTACTAGACGAAGCTAACGTTCCATCAGAAGACAGATATGCCGCTGTATCGCCACAAGCGTACTACAGTATGGTTTCTGACACTACTGCAGCCGTAATCAATAGAGATTTCGGTGGTTCGGGAAGTTATGCCGACGGTAAAGTATTAAAAATTGCTGGAATTGAAATTGTGAAAACAAATCAATTACCATCAGCTAATATTACTACTGGCGTTGGTGTAGGTTCTATCGTTGGTTCTGGCGGTGGTCTAGGAGGAAACTTCTCTACTACTGTTGGTTGCGTATGGCACAAAAGTGCTGTAGGTACGGTTAAATTATTAGACCTATCAACAGAGATGGAATACTCTGCAAGACATCAAGGAACATTACTTGTTGCTAAATATGCAGCAGGACACGGTGTTCTAAGACCAGAAGCGTCTTTAGAAATTAAGACAGCTTAATTACCTTGTAATGTAAATTAAGATTGGGGGAATGAAAGTTCCCCCTCTTAATACAAAATTAAAATTATTTATTTATGCCTTTAACAGTAACATCAAAACTAGAAGCAGTTAATACTATGCTTACTAGTATCGGAGAAATTCCAGTATCTAGTATAACATCTGCTACTACTAATGATGTTTCTATTGCAATCCAAATTTTAGATCACGTTTCTAGAGAGGTACAGTCTCGTGGTTGGTTTTTTAATACGGATATTAATTATTCTTTAGTACCTACTAATAATAACGAAATTGTTTTACCAGCTAACGCACTAAGAGTGGAATTAGCTGAATCTTCTAGATTACATAATTATGTAGAACGTAATAGAAAATTGTACGACAGAGTTAACAATACATATACTATAACAAATACAGTAAAAGTTAATATTGTATTTTTATTAGATTTTGAAGAATTACCAGAAGTAGCTAGACATTATATAATGATAAGATCTTCTAGAATTTTTCAAGATAGAATGTTAGTATCTAGTGAATTACATAAATTTCATGAAGTTGATGAATTACAAGCCTATATGAATTTAAAAGAAACAGAAGGCGATATAGGTCGTCATAATATTCTTACAGGTAATTATGATGTCTATAGAGTATTAGATAGAGGAAATTACCAACCAGACAAATCTTCAATCGTTAATGAATAATGGCATCAAGATTAATTTCAACAAGTATTCCCAATTTGTTAAATGGGGTATCTCAACAACCAGATACAATAAGATTACCTAATCAAGCAGAAATTCAAGAAAACGGTTTATCAGATGTTGTATATGGTCTTGGTAAACGCCCACCAACTATACACGTAGCAAAATTAAATTCAGATACTTTTGAAAATAGTAAAGTACATTTTATAAATAGAGATAGCACAGAAAGATATACAGTATTAATTAATAATGGTTCTATAAAAGTTTATGATTTAAATGGTGTTCAAAAAACAGTAGTAGCACCTTCATTAACTTATTTAACAACTACTAATCCATTAGAAGACATAAATTTAGTAACTGTCGCTGATTATACATTTATAGTTAATAAAACTATTACCGTTGCAAAATCTGGGACAGCGTCAGCTGTTAGACCAGCAGAAGCAATTTTTTATGTTAAGAATGGTCAGTATTTAACTACTTACAAAATTGATATTGATGGTGTTAATAGAGCTACTTATCAAACTTTAGATAATCAACAAGCATCCCACGCTTCAAGTATTACAACAGATAACATAGCAACAGAATTATACAATGATTTAGTCGCAGCATTTCCTACTGGTTATACAATAGTAAGAGATGGTTCTATTATTTATTTTTCTAAAAATACAGGAACATTTACTGCTTCAGTATCAGATGGATTAGGTGGAGATGGTTTAATTTTAGTAAAAGATAAAATAAAAAGTTTTTCTGACTTACCATATAAAGGTTATACTAATTTTGAAGTAGAAGTAGTTGGAGACCAAGGAACAGAGTTTGACAACTACTATGTTAAATGGGACGGGTCTGCTTGGGTTGAAACTGTCAAATCTGGTTTAGATAATAATTTTAATACAGCGACATTACCACATTTATTAATTAGAACTGCTGATGGTAATTTTAGATTTACTAAAGCTGATGGCTCTACTTACACAGTTAGTTCAGTAACTTATACTACTCCAGTATATAATGGAAGAACTTGTGGCGATACAATAACAGCAAGTGATCCATCTTTTATAGGAAGTAAAATTCAAGATATATTTTTCTACAGAAATAGATTAGGTTTTTTGTCAAACGAGAATGTTATATTTTCTAAAGTAAGTGAATTTTTTACTTTCTACCCAGAGACAGTTACTACTTCTTTAGATGACGACGCTGTAGACGTAGCGGTTAGCCACAATAGAGTTTCTAATTTAAAATATGCTGTAAGTTTAAATGAAGAATTATTATTATTTGCAGATCAAACACAATTTTTATTAAAACCAGAAGAAACATTAACCTCTAAAACAGTATCAATTAATCAAGCTACTGAATACGAAATTGACTCAATTTGTAAACCAATACCAGTAGGTAAAAATGTTTATTTCGCTTTTAAAAGAGGAAGCTACGCTGGTGTTAATGAATATTTCATTTCGCAAGACCTACTAACTAAAGAAGCACAAGATACTTCTTTAAACGTGCCTAGATATTTAACTGGTAGAATTAACTCATTAAAGGGGTCTACTACTGAAAATACTATATTTGCTTTTTGTAGCAACGAAAGAAATTCTTTAGGCGTATACAAATTTTATTTTGATGCTAATAATAGATCATTACAAAAATCTTGGTCTAAATATATATTTCCAAGTGGTACTGTTTTATTAGATGGAGATACTGTAGAAACATTTTTTTATTTAGTTGTAAAAAGATCAGATGGTACTTATTTAGAAAAAATAAATTTAAAAACAAACGAAGTAGATACTAATTTAAACTTTCCAGTTTTATTAGATAGAAAAGTATTATTAACAGGTTCATACAATGCTGGTACTAATCAAACTACTTTTACATTACCATACCCAGATACAAATACTAAAAACGTAATTCTAGGTGGTAGTTGGTCTTCTTCTTTAAAAGGAAGATTAATAGACGTAGTGTCTGCTACTTCAACAACTGTTGTTGTAGGTGGTAATTACTCTGCTAACCCGTGTTATGTTGGTAATAAATATACATTTAAATATAGATTTTCTACTTTTTATGTTAGAGAACAAAAAGGTAGTGGCTCGACATCTACTATAAATACTGGTAGATTACAGCTTAAAAAATTAAAACTAGTTTATGGGGATACTGGTTATTTTACAGTAACTTTATATCCAAGAGCTAGGACAGCTAGTGTGCATAAATTTACAGGACAAATACTTGGCTCTAGTAATTTTATATTAGGTCAACCAGTTTTAGAAAGTGGGGACTTTCAAGTTCCTGTTCAATGTCGTAATTTAGATATAGAAATGGAAATAACAAGCGACAGTTATTTACCTTGTAATTTCTTATCGGCTGAGTGGGAAGGGTTGTTTACAATTTTATCTTCACGTATAGCCTTATAATGAATATAGAAGAACGAAATACTAATACATTTGATATTTTAGATTTAACTGCTAATTTAAGAAAAGCAGATAGATTAGAAGTAGAAGCTATGACTGGTACTACTAAAATATATAATCAATTAAAAAATAGTATTTTACAATCAAGTTATGCAAAAAGTTTTTTAGTAGATAATAAAGTAGCTGGTATTTATGGGGTAAGTAAATCGCCATATAATAATCATATCGGTTATCCTTATTTATTATGCACTAATGAATTATATAAAATAAAAAAAACTTTTATTAAGAATTGCATTGATAGGGTTGATGAAATGCAATCTAAATTTCCTGTATTATTTAATTACATAGATAGTAGAAATAATCTACATATTAATTGGATTAAATATTGTGGGTTTAAAATAATCAACGACAAATATTTTAACAACGTTAAATTTTACGGTTTTATGAAAAAACGAGAGGACTTTTAAATTATGTGTAATCCAGCAGCATACGCTGTATTTCAAGTAGCATCAGCTGTTAATGACTATAACAACGCTAGTAACGCAGCCAAAGCTACTAACGCTAACTCAGAAGCTAACGCAGCTAGAATTAGAAACGAAGCTATATATAGTGATAACGCTTTAATTAGAAAAAAAGAAAGAGAAACTGAAAAAACTTCTTTACAAAAATTTCAAACAAACATTAAAGCTAAAAAATTACTTTCAGAAGCTAAAGTTGGTATTGGTGAGAAAAATATAGGTGGTAATATTACAGATACATTACTTGGAGATATTGAAAGACAAAGAGGTTTTGCTTTTTCTACTATTGATTCTAATTATGAAAATTATGTTAGGTCTATAGACGAAAATAGAGAAGCTGCTAATAGAGGATATGTAAACCAAGTATTAGCGTTACCTAGGGCTGTTAGACCTTCATTCTTACCTTATGCTCTTAAAGCAGCTGGAAACGTAGCTTTAACTTATGCTAGTGTAAAAGCACCAGCAACCCCAGTTGGACAAACAACTGGTTATACTAAAGACGGAATTAATTTAGATTCTTTATATAGTGGTCTTTCATAATAATTAAAATATGGCTAAAAAAATAAATACAGATTTAGGAATTAATGTCAGTTTAACTGATGCACCTGATGTAAAAACAGTTTCAGTTACAAACATTCCTTTACCAACTGGTAAAAATGATTTTGAAGTATTATCTGATGTATTAGGTCAATTTAATCCTAAAATACAAGAATTAGCTAAAAAAGATTTAGAAAGAGAAGCTGAGGCTGATTATGTACTAGGTGCTAATAAAGTTAACAGTATGACTTTAGAAGATGCTAGAAAAGCACACCAAGAAGGATTCCCAGATATTTATAATGGTTGGGCTAGAGTTGGTGCATACAAACAGTATGCCAATAACGCTAACGAAGAATTTTCTAACAATTTTAAAAAACGATATTTAGAAAATAGAAATAACCCAGAATATAACTGGCAAAATGATTACGCAGAGATTTCTGGTCTTTATACTAAAGATAAACAACAAGACCCATTTTTCCAAGCAGCTTACCAAAAAATAAATCAATCAACACAGAAGTGGGTTCAAGAAAAAGAATTTGAATTTCAATCTAAAGAATTAATAGATAGGGTATCAACTGATACTGCATATCAAATAAAATCTCTACCAGATAAAGTTATTGATATGTTAGATGCAGAGTTTAGAGATACAATTCCAGTAGAAACTTCTGGCAAAGATTTTTTACAAAGAAAACAAGAGTATATACAAAATAACTTAGAAAGTAGATTTAATGATGAGTTTGAAAAAATTAAAGCAAATTTAAATCCAGCTTTAACTAAAGTTCAATTTGATGATATTTTATTAACACAGGCACAAGCCCACGCTACTATGGGTGGTAACTATGCTCCTTTCTTTGTTAAAAAAATAATAGAACCAAAATCAGATGGCACACCAGCTATAATTGATAACCCGAGATTTACAGAAAAAGCTATTAGTGTTGTAAGTAAATTAAATGAGTCTATAAAAGTACAACAATTCTATCAAAATTTAAAAACAAATAATACATCTACAATATCAGATGAAGACTATAAAAAATATTCTTCTCAATTATTTGATAATATAGTTAATCAGTATGTGGCTAATGGTGCTACACAAGGTCAAGCAATACAAAAAGCTACTGAAGTTTTACTACCTAGTCTAAGTACAAATAGACCTATACCTCAAATTAAACAAATATTAAATAGACCAATAGGTACTGTAGTAACTAACGATAATAGAGCTGCTTTAAATTTAGCTTTATTACTAGATAGTGCTGGTGCTTTACCAGCTTATTTTGATGGCTCTGAAAATAATAAAGATGCTATTAAATGGAATATGGCTGTTATGTTTTATAGAAACGGTGAAAACATAAATACAATTATACCTAAAATAGGTCAATTAGAACGTTCAACTAAAATTAGTCCATTAACTGATTCAGAAAAAAATACATTAGGTAGTACATTTAAAAATCTTCAAACTGTATACAACCAAGAATTAGTATACGGTGTAGCACAATATTTTAAAAGTACGGACACTAGTGGTACAAATTTAGAAAAATTAACAGAGCAATACGTAGACAAATATTTCTTTAAAGATAAAGGTGGAAAATATATTTCTAAAAGTAAATTAAGATCATTAGGAATAACTGAAAACGATTACGATGATTTTAAAAAAGAAGCTATAATGTCTATTAAAGATAGCTTACCTAAACCACCTGTAGTAGAAGACAGTAAAAACGTTGGTAAGTTTGGTACTAATAAATTATTAAAAGAGTATTATAAAAACAACCCAGACAAAATACCAAATACAAGTTTTAACTCTGACAATTATGATTTCATAATTAACCCAGATAATAGAACAGCTTACTTTGTTTTAAATGATGGTACTAATTATTTTCAACCAGTTATGATGACTAATCAAAATGGTGAGGAAAGAATATTAATGTTTAATTTAGGAGATTTACAAACTAAATTTATTAACACAAAAAATACTCGTGATAATAAAAAGTTAAGATTAGCACAAGAAAAAGATAAAGCTATAAAAGAATTTATTAGTTTTAGTAATCCAAATGAATTACAACAACAAATAAGAAAAGCAGGATTTTAAATGGCTAATATAAATTGGGATTTTATTAAAGAAAAAGAAGGTGGTTCTCAAAATAATGGGTATGTACCAGAAGGTGGGGATAACTCTGGTGTAACAATAGGGTCTGGTTTTGACTTAGGGCAACAGACTGAGGAAACTATAAAAAACTTTGGTTTTAAAGATCAAAACATTTTAAATATTATTAGACCATACCTAGGTATTCAAGGTGCTAAAGCAAAAGATGTTGCACCTAATTTAACTTTAAGTGATGAACAAAAATTTGATGTCGATTCATCTGTTAAGAATTATTACGAAAACAATATTATAAATCAATACAATTCTAAGAAAAGAAAATTTAGTTTTGATGAATTAGACCCAGCAGTTCAAACTGCTATCGCTTCTGTTGGTTATCAATATGGAGATTTAAGAAGAACACCTAGATTTTTTGATGCAGCATTAAACAATGATAGTGAATCTTTAGTTAATGAGTTAAGAAATTTTAATGATAATTTCTCGACTAGAAGAAACGCAGAAGCAGATTACATTGTAAATAATACACAAGATATTAATTTAAAAAAAAACTTACGAATAGTAACTGACCCATTAAACCCAGCACAAGCTGACGGTGAGTTATATATGGATAGAGTTTTTAAAACTTGGCAATATAAACCAGAAGAAGCCCCTAGTTTTATACAAGGCTTAGGAACTGCTGCTAAATTAAACTGGATAATACCTAGTATTTGGAGAACTGTTACTGCTCCTACTTTTGAACCAGACCCTAATTTTTCTTTAATTAATAATGAAAAAGAAATTAAAAAAATATTAGATGAAAATAATATTGATTCTGCTTATTTTGATTATTTTGTTGGTGCTGTTTCTATACCACATTTTTTAACATTAGTAGATAGAGTTAAATACGAACAAGACCAAAGAGCAGAACTAGCAAAGATGGGTTGGAAGGGCTTAGCCGCAGATGTAGGTTCTTGGTTTTTAGACCCAGTAAGTTTAGCTTCTGGTATTGGTATTGTTAATAAAATTACTGGTGCTGGTTCTTACCTATCTAAAGTAGGTAGAATGGAACGTTTTACTAAAGCTGGATTAATAGTAGGTGCAGAACAAGGTATATTAACCTCTGCTGTAGCTATGGAAAGTCCTAGTGTTGATTTAAATACAGTATTAATATCAGCTGCTTTAGGTGGTACTCTTGGAGGCAGTATATCCGCTATAAGAAAAGCACAATTATCTAGAGTAGCTAAAGATGTTGAGGCTGCTGAATTAGCAGAAGAAGGTGTTAAACTTACTAAAAAAGGTGAGGAAACTTTCACAGATTTAAAAACATCTAAGATATCTGCTGAAGATATTATTAATACCTCTGATATAATAGACCCTAGTGTAGTAGTTGATAAAGATATTATATTTCCTTTTCTTAGAAATATTCCTTTCTTTAACGTAATACCAATATCTAAATCTAGTGCGTTAGGTGGTAGTAAATCTAATTTAGCTAAAGCATTTAGTTTTGCCACATTAGAAGATAATATAGGTTGGGCTTATAAAGGAGAAGGTAAAGTATCTCAAAGACTAGTGTCTCAACCAGATACAGTAGAATTAATTAAAGACGCATACTTACATAAATATTTAAATAGTGTTTCACTAGAAGTCAGAACAGCTTTAAATGATTATTTAAAAGAGCAGGGAATGACTGGTGTTATGGGCTTCTTTAAACGAGCTGTTAACATTACTGCTAGACAAGATTTTATGCAGAAAGTTACTAGAGCTATTAGAACTTTCGACCCTAAAAATACTAACGTAGAAGATAAAGCATTATTGAGTAACCCACACGTAGCTAAAGCAGCTAACGCTTATGCAAACGCATTTGAACAATGGGCTAAAGAATTAAAATCAAAAGGTATTGAAGGTGCAGAATTTAATATTAATAGAGGTTATATACCTAGAAGATTATCACTTGAAAGATACGAAGCATTAAAGAAAAAAATAGGACAAGATGGCGTTAAAGACTTAATTGTTATGGCTATCCTAGACAGACAAAAATATATGTCTGTAGCTAAAGATGCAGAACTAAAAGCATCTTTAAATGTAAAAGATATTAAAAGACCTAAAGTAAATAAAAATTTACCAGACGATCAGAAAGTAGGTGCTGATTGGGAAAAGAAAATTCGTGACGAAGAATTAAAGAAAATGGCTGGTAATGCCGATGCCGAAGATTTTATTAGTCCTGAAAAAGCTGATTTAATGGCACAGGCTATTGTTAACTATTTAAAAAATTCAAGAAGACAAAGTGGTTTTGATTTAGAGGCTTTACTAAGAGTAAAAGACGCTGATAAATTAAAAGCATTTTTCCAAGAGGCGTTCCCTCATTTAGATGACGCTGACATATCTATGATGTCTTCTAATTTAGCTAGTGTAGTTAAAACATTAACTTCAGGAAGATTAACAGAAAGAATTAAATTAAACGAAAGTTTTGAAGCTACAATTAAAAATCAAAAAGTTAGATTAGATGAGCTTTATGAAAACAACGTAGATATTTTATATAACGACTATACGCAGGAAATGGCTGGTTGGTCGGCTTTAAGTGATAGATTAGGAATTAAAAGTAGAGATGCTTGGTACGAAACTTCAAATAAAATTATTGGAGACATAGAAAATAACTATAATGCTAATGGTGGTTTCTTTGAAAGAACTAGATTACAAGAAGAAATTAAAACTGTTAGAAGTGTATTTGAAAATTTAATGGGTAGGTCAGCTGAAGTAGACCCATCAAGTCCTTGGGCTTCGGCGTTTAGAACTATTAGAAGATATAACTTTGTTAGAGTATTAAACCAAGTAGGTATTTCATCTTTACCAGAACTTGGGGTTGTTATTTCAAGTAGTGGTATTAAAACCTTTGCACAAAATATACCAGAGTTTGGTAATATTATTAGAGAGATGCAACTTGGTAAACCATTACAAAGTACATTCTTTAAAGAATTAGCTACTATAAATTTTGGTAATGGAGACGAATACCTATACAGAATAGCACACGCTAGTGAAGCACTAGATCAAAACACAGCTGTTCAAGCTATGGGTTTAGCAGCTAAAGGAAATAATTTTTTAACTGCAGCAGAGAAAGTAACTACTTGGACTTCTGGTTTAACTCCTGTTGATACTTTCCTAAGAAAATTAGCAGTTAGAACTTTTGTTGATAAGTTTGCTGATGATATGTTTAAATTAAAAGCTAGTAATTTTGATTTTACAACAGTTAATTTAAACAGATATAAAGTTTTAGGATTTACTGAAGCTGAATTAAAAAGATTTGCTAAAGAATTTACTGATGGTACAGTAACAGTTGAAAAAACATTTTGGGGTACTAAAGTAAAACAATTCAATTTTGCAAATTGGAAAGATGAAGATTTATTATCTACATTTGCAAATAGATTAAATAGACACACTAAAAGAGCTGTTCAATATAATTTTATTGGAGATACAAACAGATTTTTTGGCGATGAAACTTTTGGTAAAACTATTGGTCAATTCCGTCAGTTTGTTATAACTGCTTGGTCTAAACAATTTTTACATAACGTAGCTCTTGCTGACTTTAGAACATTTAGTATGTTTGCTTATACTAGTATGTTAGCTACTATGGCTTACTTAGGTCAAACTCATTTTAATACACTAGGAATGGGAGATAGACAGAGAAAAGAATATTTAGAAAAAAGATTAGGTAAAGATGGTGATTATAGTAAACTAGGTTTAGCAGCTTTCCAAAGAACTGGTTGGTCATCTTTAATACCAGCTTACGCTGATATATTTACTTCTCAAATGGCTCCTGAGTATAGGTTCAATACTCGTAGTAGTGGTCTTGAAGTAAATTTAATTACTGGTAATCCAACTTATGATTTAATTTCTTCTGGTGCTGATGTTATGGGTTCATTTTTAAAAGCAACTAGAGATAATTATAGTTTTTCTAAAATAGATGCTAGAAGACTTACTCGTTTAATAGCTTTCCAAAATAGTTTTGGAATAAGTAATATTCTAAATTTATTTATAGATAAAAGTCCTTTACCAGATGAAGGTAGAGTAAGATTATATTAACAAAATAACAAATAAAATATGTCATTTGCAATAGTCAATTATACTGGGAATGGTAGTACGACTACGTATTCAATTACGTTTCCTTACATTACATCTTCTCACGTAATAGTAAAAATAGATAACGTACTTAAAACAGCTGGAACAGATTATACATTTCCTACTAGTTCAACAATACAATTTACAGTAGCACCAGCTAACGGAACTTCTATTTCTATTTCTAGATCATCTAGCCGTTCTACAAGATTAGTAGATTATCAAGATGGTGCAACAATTACTGAGTCTATATTAGATCAAGATAGCAACCAGTTATTTTATATATCACAAGAAGCATTTGACACAGCTGATAATGCTTTATTATTAGATACAGATAACAAGTACAACGCAAATTCAAAAGTAATTAAAAATTTAGCTAACCCTGTCAATGCTAATGATGCAGTTAATAAAACTTATTTAGAAAACACTTGGTTAAGTACATCAGATAAAGCAACACTAACAAACTTAAATTCAAACATAGCAAGTGTTAATGCAGTCAATTCTGCTTTAACAAATGTAAATGCTGTAGGTTCAGATTTATTAGAAGCAGTATCAGAAATTAATACAGTCGCAGTAAGTATAGCTAACGTAGATACAGTTGGAACAAACATAGCCAACGTAAATACTGTTGCAGGTAATAATGCTAACATCACTACTGTAGCAGGTGCTAATGC